AATCAGTTAGAGAGTGCGATGATTACGGATGTTTGGAACCCTAGACCAAACTTCACCTGCCGTGGTTGGTGTCCTGTCACCGACTGTGAACACAATTCAAAAAGGAGTTGAAATGCCATACGTCTACATTGCTAATGGGAAAATGAATCCATTGGGAGATATTCCCGAAGAAATAGAAAAAGTTTGCAATGAGTACCCCAACTTAACTGGTCACGGGTTAAAAAAATATAAAGAAGATTCCGTTCACCAACCACCTAATCCTAATGGAGTGCAGTTGTGTATGCGGTGGCTGTTAGAAAATGATGGGCTTAAACGAAGAATTACTATAAACACTAAAAGAAGTAGCTACGGCTGGAAACATATTGTAGAAAAAAGTTGTGGCGAATATGTCAGCAATGGCGAGTTTATATGCGCCGCACTGTTGTTAGGGTACAAAATGAAGCACCCTGCTGGTTCACCAAATGCGTATTTCAACATAAAGGAACAAGATGCCATACGTAAACAAACCTAGACCATACAAGCACGAATACGAAACCTACGACGGCACACCCGCCGTTAAGAAGAAACGTGCGGCAAGAAACAAAGCACGCGCAATCATGGAAAAAGCAGGGCTAGTCCACAAGGGTGACGGCAAAGACGTCGACCACAAAAAGCCGTTAAGCAAGGGCGGAACTACTGTCCGAGGCAATCTCCGTGTGAAAGCCGCTAGCGACAACCGCTCTTATGCCCGCAAGTCAGACCACACAATTAAATAATGCAAGTTGTTGAAAACAAATACTTAGTCATACAGACTGAAGAGCCACAGAAGATTCTCTCGACTATCGCTAAGAGTGCCGAGTACACCGAGGATTCGGTGGCTGTCCATTGGGGGTTAAAGGAAGCACAGATGCTAAAGACGCTTGGTTGGGAAAGCGTACCGTCCCCGATTAATCAAGACTATGACTGGCCCGGACTCCATAGGCCAATGGATCATCAAAAAGAAACTTCATCCTTTCTAACCCTGCACCCACGTGCCTTCTGTTTTAACGAACAAGGTACTGGCAAGACTGCATCAGCTATCTGGGCATCGGACTATCTAATAGCGCAGGGATACATCAGCCGTGTTCTGGTCATCTGCCCTGTGTCCATCATGCAAGCCGCATGGCAAGCCGACTTGTTTAAGTTTGCTGTTCACCGCCACGTAGATGTAGCACATGGGGATCGCAAGAAACGCAAGTCTATCGTAGAAGGTGTTGCCGAGTACGTCATCATTAACTATGACGGTGTGAGCATTGTCGAAGAAGAACTCAAGGCTGGTGGGTTTGACCTCATCATCGTTGATGAAGCCAATGCATACAAGAACTCTAGGACTGAGCGTTTTAAAACGTTAAAAAGAGTAATCACTCCTGATACTTGGATATGGATGATGACTGGTACACCCGCAGCCCAGTCTCCTCTAGATGCCTACGGCCTTGCTAAGTTGTGCGTACCATCAAGAACCCCGCACTTGTACACAGCATTCCGCGATGTAGTCATGTATCAGTTCTCACGGTTCAAGTGGATTCCAAAACCGCAAGCCCAAGGCATAGTACACAACCTACTGCAACCCGCGATTCGTTTTGAGAAGAAGGACTGTATTGATCTGCCTGATGTGACACACACTTCACGGTTCGCACCACTGACACCACAGCAAACAAAATACTACAAAGACCTCAAGAAAGAAATGCTGATCGAAGCAGTTGGCGACGAAGTCTCTGCGGTAAATGCGGCGGCTCAGTTAAATAAACTATTACAAATCTCCTGCGGGGCTGTGTACACCGATACTAAAAATGTCATTGAGTTTGATGCGTCTAGCCGACTAAACATTTTGTTAGAAGTTATAGAGGAAGCAAGCCATAAAGTTCTAGTATTTGTGCCGTTCACACACGCACTAAATTTAGTTCAAGATTTCTTAAGAAAGAACAAAGTAACGTCAGAGATTATCAATGGCTCCGTAAGCGTGTCAAAGCGTACCGACATCTTTAAAAGGTTTCAAGAACAAGATGAACCACGAGTACTTTTGATTCAACCACAAGCGGCGGCACATGGGGTAACCCTTACTGCGGCTAACGTAATCGTATGGTACGCTCCCGTCACTTCGATTGAAACGTACTTGCAAGCAAACGCACGTATTGATAGGCCGGGACAACGTAACCCTATGACAATCGTGCATCTTGAGGGTAGTCCAGTAGAAACAAAACTCTACTCAATGTTGCAAAACAAATTGGACTTCCACAACAAGATTATTGATCTGTATAAAAGTGAAATTAACTCTTGACAATGTCAACAAAAAGAGTATAATGATTTTCGTTGGTAACGCGTAATACGGGTTAGCGCCGTATTATTCCTGTGCACAAGGAAGACGAACACCACTGCTTTATGTGAGCGCGTTACCAACACCTATAAAAAATAATTTGGAGTGAGTATGGAATCAGATTTTTCTATTGAGAAAGTCGTTGAGGCTTACATTAAGATTCGCGACACTAAAGAAAGCATTTACGCAAAGTACAAAGCCGACACTGCCGAGTTAGAAGAGCAGATGACTACCCTAAAGCACAAGTTACTTGAGGTCTCAAAAGAGACTGGCGTGACTAGCTTTTCAACACCGCAGGGCACTGCGTATCGAACCGTCAAAGACCGCTTCTGGACTAATGACTGGGAAAGCTTCTACAAATTTATGCAAGAGCATGAAGCAATGGGGCTACTAGAGAAACGTATTCATCAAACGAATATGAAAGAGTTCCTAGAGAACAACCCTGATGTCGAGCCTATGGGTTTGAACATTGATCGTGAATATGAAATTACTATTCGGAGGAAGTAATGGACATTGAAGAATTAGAGTTCCGCAGGGAACGCGACGAAATGTTCTACCGAGAGCGTGCGGTAGATCAGGCACTTACCCAAATGAAACAGAGTAAGTACTCCGAAGGGTCAGTTGAAGAACTGCTCTTTAACGCAAATGCTATATACAACTTTATTAAAGGAAAATCAAATGAGTAACGACCTCGCACTTTTCAGTAACAATCTCCCCGACTACCTCAAGGAAGTTGGCCTCGATGACATGACCAAGGCTCTTGCTGGTAACACTGGCATGAAGCGCATCTCCATCCGTGGTGGTGTGTTCCGCATGATGGTCAGCGGTGAGGAAATTGCAAAGAATGAAAGCCGTTCAATGAACATCGTCATTGTTAACGGTGCGACAAAAGTATCGCGTTCTTTCTATGCTGGTAAGTATGTTGCTGGTGAGGCTTCGCACCCTGACTGCTGGTCTAACGACGGCGACAAACCCGATGCAAGCATCGAGTACCCACAACACTCTTCTTGCGAAGGCTGTTCACAAAACATCAAAGGTTCTGGTCAAGGCGATTCACGCGCCTGTCGCTATCAGCAACGCTTGGCTGTCTTGTTAGCCGACGACGTTGGAGGTGATGTGTTTCAGTTGGTGTTACCTGCCAAGTCAATCTTCGGTCGCGGTGATGTAGACAAGATGCCGTTCCAGCAATACGCTAAGTATGTTGGCGCACAAGGCAAGAGCCTCGGCACTTTGGTAACAGAGATGCGTATGGACAGCGATAGCGATACCCCCAAGTTGACCTTTAAGCCTGTGCGCTTTCTTACTAAAGACGAGTGGTTGTCTGCTAAAGAGAAGGGCGATAGCCCCGCAGCAAAGTCAGCCGTCGTACAGACTCCATCACAAACAGATGGTTTGAAGAAGAAAGCGATTGCCGCACCAGCCCCTGCCCCTAAAGCCGAGGTTGAGGAAGTAATACCTGAGCCAACAAAGCGCACGGTAAAGAAAAACATTGCTGAACCTGCCCCTAAAAAGGAGTTCAATGATGTACTGAAACAGTGGACTGAAGACGAGTAATGGATAACAGAGGTTACGCATCTCGAATCGTCCGCGCCAACCAAGATGCAGATATTAAAAGTCCCGGCGTAAAGCTGGGGCGTTTCTGTATCAAGAGAGAATATTCCGTTCGTGAAGTTTCCGAGTACTTTGGAGTCAGCCGTATGACCATCTACAAATGGTTTACAGGCGAGTGGATTCCACGCAAGGTGCACGAAAACAAAATTAACGAAATGCTTTCTAAGGTTGGGTTTGTTCAGTAGCGTTCGGACGGGGCCTACCGCGCTCCTCCGACGCATTTCTTAGAGGCGGCTATGACAAGAGCAGATTTACTGTCGACGGTGCTATCGTCTGACGGGTGGTACTGCGTGGTGGGTCTAAAGAAGACAGGCCACCCTCGGCAAATATTTGTTGAGGACATGCAGGGAGTAGAAGATGCCGTTCAGACTTTGCTGGACGAAGAATTTGACGTTTACTTTGCGTGTGCAAAGTACGAAGAATCAGGTTCACGTACTAACGATAACGTGAAAAACATCAAGTCGTTTTGGCTTGATATCGACTGTGGAATAGGTAAGCCGTATGCCGATCAAGGCGACGGACTAACCGCGCTTAAAGCATTTTGTAAAACTGTTGGCCTACCGAAGCCGACGATTGTGAACTCTGGTCGTGGACTGCATGTCTACTGGCCTTTGACTGAACCGATCTCCCGTAAAGAGTGGGTTAACACCGCTAAGCGTTTAAAAGTTGTGTGCAATCAGGAAGGCTTGGAGGACGATCCCGCTAGAACTGCTGATGCCGCGTCTATTCTGCGGATGCCTGACACATTCAATCACAAAGCCGAGCCACCACTACCAGTAACAGTTATGGTGATGGGCGACGAGATAGCGTTTAGTGAGTTTAAAGACAAACTGGGCGTGATGGATGAGACGCCAGACTATCTGCCTACATTTGCAGATGACATGACCAAGGCGTTGATGGGCAACCGTCAGCACCGATTCCAAATCATAGTAGACAAGAACGTAAACGGAACAGGCTGTCTGCAGCTAGCTAGAGCGATTGCCGACCAAAAGGTTTTAGACGAACCGCGTTGGCGTGCCGCACTATCTATTGCTAAGTTCTGCACGGATGCCGAGACTGCCATACATGACGTATCTAGAGAACACCCCGACTACCACCCTGACGAGACAGTCGCCAAGGTACAACTAATAAAAGGCCCTTACACATGCGATTCGTGGGAGTCTATCAACCCATCAGGTTGTGCAGGTTGTATCCACAAAGACAAGATTAAAAGTCCTATTGTTCTTGGCGCAGAGATTGCCGCCGCTACAGCAGAGGACAACACGGTTGAGTACGTGACGGAAGAGAAGACGGTTATCTACGATATCCCTGAGTACCCCTTTCCATACTTCAGAGGTAAGAACGGCGGCGTCTATCGCAAGTCAGATGACGAGGATGATCCTGAAGCCGACTTGATTTACGAGCATGACCTATATGTGGTCAAGCGATTGAAAGACCCGCAAGCGGGTGAAACCATTTGGATGCGTCTGCACACCCCCCGTGACGGCGTAAAAGAGTTTGCGTTGCCTGTGGTGGACTTGCTGACAACAGATAAGTTGCGCGAGAAGTTGGCTTGGTTTGGTGTCGTAGCATTAAAGAAGCAAATGGAAAACATCATGGCTTACATCGTTCGTTCGGTGAAGGAGATGCAATACAAACAAGGAGCAGAGATTATGAGGACGCAGTTCGGTTGGACCGAGAAGGATAAATCGTTTATCTTAGGTGAGCGGGAGATTACCGCGCAGGGTGACAAGTACAGTCCACCATCTAGTTACACAGCAGACCTTTCAGATTGGTTCAACCCAGTCGGTGACTTTGAAGAATGGAAAAACGTAATAAATAAGTATGACATGCCGGGGTTTGAGCCTCATGCGTTTGGATTCTTTACTGCGTTTGGCGCACCGCTAATGAAGCATCTGCATCTCAAAGGCGCAATCATTAACATGATTAACAACGAGTCTGGCACAGGCAAGACGACAGCCATCAAAGCCATGCACAGCGTGTATGGTCATCCCGAAGAACTGATGTTGATCGAGCGGGACACTATGGCTGTGCGACTACACCGACTTGGTGTGATGAACAACATTGGCTTGGGCTGTGACGAGATTACCAAGATGAAGCCAGAAGACTGTTCTGACTTTGCCTATGCAGTTTCCCAAGGCCGAGGCCGTGGGCGGATGAACGCCAGTTCAAATTCCGAACGCAAGAACTTTGCTAAGTGGCAGACTATGCTTCTTTGTTCGTCAAACGCATCGATCGTAGACAAGCTTAAGTCCTTGAAGTCCACACCCGACGGTGAGTTGATGCGGGTAATTGAGTATCAAATCCCTGAGACCAAGCTAATCACTAAGGAAGAAGCCGACGATCTGTATCCCAAACTCTATACAAACTACGGGCATGCAGGGGCTATCTACATCCGTGACTTGGTGGAAAACTTAGAAGAGCGCATCCTAGAAGTTAAGGAACTACAGCGCATTATCGATAAGCAGATTGGATTTACAGGCCGTGAGCGGTTCTGGTCAGGTGTGGCGGCGTGCAACATAGCTGGTGCTTTGTTTGCCAAGCGTTTGGGCATCCATGATATTGACGTAGGTCGCGTACTTAAGTGGGTAGTTGCTGAGTTTGGTCAGATGCGTACAGAGACTAAGCCACCAGCCACAACCCACAGCAGTGTGATCGGCGAGTATTGGAGTGAGCACCGTCGCAATACCTTGGTGATTAACGATCAGGCGGACAAACGAACAGGAGTAGAGATGCTCCCTATCCTAGAACCACAAGGTGAACTTATTATCCGGATGGAGCCTGATACCCGCAGGTTGTTCATCATTAGCAAGAAGTTACGGGCGTGGTGTGCTGAGCACCAGATCACAATTAAGGATGTGCTGACCTCGCTTACCAAAGACGGCATCTATGTTGGCACCGTAAAGAAACGCATGGCTAAGGGCACGAAGATTAGCGGTATCCCACCAGTTGATGCGTTTGTATTTGATTGCTCGAAGGGTGACTTCCTTGACCCTGACGCCTTTATAGGTACTCCAGATACGGATGAGGCGCAAGCCGATGAGGATAAATGACCTTGACTACAACATTAACTGGCG